AGACGATGCATCGGAATCGAAAGTTGGGCGAGCCGGGTGTCGGGTTCTTTGTACAGGTTCAGGAGGAAGTCGGCCATCTCTGCCGACTGCCCATCATCCTCGAGCAGCAGTCCGCTGATCGACAGGGAACGGATGTCGTCCTGAGCACCAGCCGCCGTGTCGACCTTGGTTTGGGCTATGCCGCCTTCACGATCCACCGACACCCGGTTGTAGAACAGTTCAGACGATGAACGTGGCTGCGCCCCTGAGAACCCGAGCGCTGACCCGTCATCGGCGAACGACGCCGCAAGGGTCGCCGAGATCGCCGCGTGGCGGTCACGAAAGGTGAGGACACCGGTACGGGAGTCGAACAGGCGGCCCTGATCGGATTTGGCGACGAGCTGCAGATAGTTGAGGACGTTGGAGCCCCATGAGACGACGTCGGCTTGCAATGTGGAGACACCGGTGTCGAGGTCACGGTTGGCGCCCCATCCGACTTCTGCCCGGTTCAACACGTCGACGATGCGGGGGCCGGCGGTTTGACCGGCGGTCGTTGTCCATTCGTCGAATTCGCGGCGAGCCAACCGCCCCAACGAGTCAACGGCAACCAGCGACGCGTCGGCTCTGCCACCGTGGAAGAAGCCTTGCGCCCAGTCATCGACGACACCGGTGTAGATCGTCACCCCGTAGATCGAAACCTGCACCTGTTTGCCGGGCCGCAGATTGCCGAAGTAAGGACCGGCGGCATTGACCGGGTCGAACGCCCGATCGAAGTTGCGGAGCCCGACGCTGCATGTGCCGGTGGTGATCTCGTCGAGTTCGCGGTTGCGTCCCCGCCGGATGTTGATGTCGACAACCTGGTCGGTGATGTCGGTTCCGAGGTCGCCGCCGAGGAGGTAGGTGGTGTTGTCGAGTTCGCCGCGGATGTCGTCATCGAGTACAAAGTAGGTGTCGGCGGACGCGGTGAGCCCGAAGAAGACGGTGACAACAGGCTCAACAATCATGCCAACCCGACCCAGCCACGTATTCGGTCAACGTGTCACTGTCGACCAGGTGGGCGAGGTCACCGTCTACTGGTGTAGGCAAGGCGGCGTCGCGTACCTCAGCTGAGAGGAACCGGTAGATCGGCTTTATGTTGAGGTACAGGTACGGGTTGTCCACGTCACACTCCGACAAGGGTTCGGATCGGACCCGGACCGTTCACCCGCACGAAATCACCGAGGGCGTTGACGATGACGTGAGCGATCTGATGACCGTCGGCACCCATCCCAGCATTCACCGTCAGGTTCATCACCGCAGAACCACCGGCCGCACCACTCGACCCACCCCAGCCGGATGCGATCGCGTTGTGCGGCGTGATGTATTCGCCCGCGTGAGCGACAATCGGCACCGACTGACCGAGCCGACCAGGGACCAGTCCGCCTGCTGCCATGTGCGGCAACGTTCCAAGGAACGCGTTCATCAACTCAACCACGAACCGGGGATCATTCGTGAACTGCGAGATGTGATCAATCCATGACTGCGGCACCAACCCCGCCGCAGCGGCGTTACCGAACCGTGCCCTCGTGTCGTTCGCCGCGGCGGCCTCATCACCGATCGTCGCGGCAAGCACAGCCGCATCCCTTTGGGCTTGCCCCAAAGCTAGATAGGCATCGACCAACCCGTTTATCTCTACACCTGTCAACCCTGCCGCGACACCGATCTGGTTGAACATCGCCAACCCGGCCGGACCCTGCGCGATCAAATCCTCCGACGCCTTCAACAAGGCGTAATTGGCGTCCAGCAACGACCGCTGAGAATCCGACAACCCCTCAACCGCACGGGCATACTCGGGGGAGTTCACACCGAACTCTGCGGCCGCCTCATTCACCTTCGTTTGTGCGTCCGCCACATCGATCGTCGCATCAGAGATGCGTTCATTCAACCGCTCGAGGCTGCGAGTGCTGTCCGGCGAATCCCACGCATCGTTGAACCTGTCCTTCGCCGCATCAACCAGATCGTCTACCGCGTTGAGAGCGTCCTTCTCGGCGTCCTTGATGGACCGTTCGAGTGCCTTGCCGATCTTGTCGGCACCCTCGATGATGCCTTCCTCGATGCCTTCCGCGATCGGTGCCCCGACCTCATCGTGGAACAGCTGCGACGGTGAGTGAATGTCGCCCGCTGACTGTGCCGCGGTGAGGGCTTGGTTGACGACTGCGGCGGCGGAACGTGCAACTGCCTGCGCCCCACCGTCGACACCGGCGCGCATCCCGTCAACAATCGCGGTACCGACCGCACGAGCCGCCGTCTTCGTCGGAGTGACAGCGACACCGAGCGTATCGATCACATTCCGGCCAAGCCGTTCAATGATGCGTTGCGTCTCCGGATCGGCCTTCGCGATCTCCGCCGGGACGTCCCGACCGGCGACGGCGGCAGCTACCTTCCACTGCTCGAACGTTGTTTCGAGCTCACCCTTGTTGCCCTCGAGATCGGACACCAGATCGGCACCGGCGATGCCCATGTCAGCGAGGAACCCTGCGAACTCCGGCGACGTCTGAGCCGCAATCGACACGATGTCGTTCTGCCAGTTGTTCAGCTTCTCAACGTTGTTCGAGAGTTCCTGCTGGAACGTGTCGATGTCGGCGAGCGCTTCGTCGGTGAACTCGGAGATCGACCCACCGGCCGACTCCATCGACTCTTGAACTTCGCCCATCCAGTCGAGCGCCGCCGCCGCGTTATCGGCATACGCATCAGCCTGCGCCGACAGACTGTCAGACAGGGCTTGCAACCCGTCGGTTAGTTCTTCCGACTTCTCCGCTGCCTTCTCCGCTGCATCGGCTTCATCCTTGAACCCGGACACCACCTCATCAACGATCGCTGCTACTTCGTCTGCCTTGTCGTGCAGCTCTTGCATCGCAGGCGAAATCCGGGCGACCCCACCCGCGACAGCTTCGGCATCGCCGGGCAGTTCGTCCATGATGCCGACCAGCTCGTAGAAGCTGGTCGCAACATTCTTCGACCACTCATGAACGGCTGACAACGGCTCAATCAGGAACGTCAACGCGTCCGCTGTCATTGTCACCGTCGGAATCAAACTCTCACCCAGAAGAAGGGACAGGTCTTCTACCGAATCATGGAGGTCGTCGAGTGAACCGCGAAGTTTGCGGGCCTTCGCCAACTCCTCCTCGTCGACGAGTTTGGCGTCCGACACCTTCCCCATCTGGGTGAGGATCTCTCCGGACCCCAACTCGATGAGCTCGGACATCTCCTGCCAGCCCTTGCCGAACGCAGCCTGCGCGGCTTGAGCCTTCTTCGTCGGATCCTCGATGGCCTTGATCGTGTCGATCGCTGCGAGGAATGTTGCGTTGGCGTCAACCGTCCCATCGGCGGCCGTGACGACCTCGATGCCGTATTCCTTGAGTACGTCCCCACCTCTGGCGATGGCAGCGTTCAGTTTCCCGAACGACTTCTCCATCACACCAGCGCTCACACCGATGTGGTCGCCGACCTCCAACCACCGCGACGCATCCTCGACCGCCAACCCAGAGATGTCGGAGAACTTGCCGGCCTCGAGCGCGATGTCTTGAAACGCTGAGACAGCTTTGACACCGAACGCGACGATGGCGGCACCGGCGACCATCGCCATGTTGCCGGCATTCGCCTTGATCGAATCGAACGCCGACGACGCCCCGGCCTTGAATTTGTTGACCGACCCGTCGGCGTCAGTGATCGACTGCTTGACCCCTTTGAGCCCACTAACGGCTTTGTCGGTTGCGACGTCGATGAGGACAGAGATTTTGTTCGCCATCAGTCACCGTCCCGATCAGTCGAACGCCTTGTGTAACGCCCGTTGCAGTTCCTTCTCGAACCGGTCCGGTGTCGCCGCCTCAATCTTCGCCAACGCCTTCGTCGCGGTGCCCTTGCCTTGGGTGCGGCCGTTCCACTTGCGCGCCCCGCCCTTCCGTGCCCGACCCGACTTCGTCAGATTCGGCGACGGCGGACCCTCCTTCTGATGCCGGCCGAACTCGGCAACCGTCCACGGCCCCGCCGACTTCCCGGTGGGGTGGAACGAGATGCGCCCCTCGCCAACATGGTCGAAGCGTGTCTCGAGGACGGGCGCCCAGCCGGAAAACTTCGGGTCACCACCCAGGTCAGCCGACGCCGCCGACAGGGCGTCACCCTTCGCAGCCACACCGAGCTTCGTCATCACCTGCTTGAGCTCGCCGCCGGAGATGCCGTTGACAAACACGTCGACCCGATGCCCGAACGAAGCGAACGTGTCAGTCGGCATCAGTTCCACCGCCACGCATTCGTCATCGTCGCCCACAACTGATCCAGTTGAGCACGCAACCGGATGACCTGCGGATCGTCCGGACATGCCCGCAT